CAACCAAGATCAGGATAAGAAGTGTGACAATAAAGATAAACATCGTCTTTGCCTGAGCTATCTAAGAATTTACGGAAAGCTTCAAATAAGTCTGGGTACAGTTTCCTTCGCTGGTTACGCATCACTGTTCCGATAATCTTACAATTAGGGTCTAAACCAAATTTTTCTTTGTGCTCTTTTGCATTTTCGACTGGTTTGTAAGCTGGGTGAGCAGAAGGAGGTGCGCTACCAAGATAGTTTATTTCTTTACCTGCTTGTTGTGACAAAACGTCACCAGCCCAGTCAGAGTATGTTAAGCAAGCGTCTGCGCTTGCGTAAGATGCAACCCACTGCCTTGCTTGTGGGCGGGCATCAACCGTGGGCATGATACACCATTTAAAATATCTTCTAAACGGAGATCTTTCAGCGAATTCTAGCATCCAGAAGTCACGAATATCACAGACAATATCTGGCATAAAGTCTAAGCATACATGTTCAAAGATCCATTCTCCAAACTGATTAGACCCTGAGCTATTGTAGGCGTTCAGCTCTTCCTGACTAGCTTTTGGTTCACAATCTGAGTTTGGGGCAACGCCGTAATAGCCCCAAGGAATATCTTTTGCTCGTGGATCGTCCCTTTGTCCGTAAGCAGACATCTCTGCAATTTCGTACTTACCTGTACTGTGCAGATAATTTAATATTTCTCTAGTATAGGTGGCATAGCCAGTATTTAAGAATGTAGCTTCGCTACAGAATAGAATTCGTTTCTTTCTCATTTTAGTCCTTGTCTAAGCATCCGAAGTCGAATTGATTAACTCTAAAAATAATATCGCTTGGCGGCACGCCATTTTTAGCAGAAGCGTGTACGGTCATTTTCATTCCCTTCTTCCCTAGTTTAGTGATGACATCTGCACCACTATCAAAGGCTTGGAAGGTTACGGTCGTTGGGTAACGCTTCTTTTCGCCACGTTTGTTTCTTGTGTACTCGTATGTCACAAGTTTAAATGTGCAAACCGATGGGTTTGATTCGTGACCCACACTGGGGTCACCAAGTAAATACCCCGTAAAAATACAATGGTTCATGTGTACTCCTTATTATAGTCTGGATATAGTTTTTTCCAACTATATTTCGTGAATTTTTTCAACAATAAAAGAACCGCCTCTTTCGCTCACGTCTCCGCAGAGCATCAGATTGTTTCCTTCATATAAAATATATTGGTATTTGTCTCTTGCGTCTGGAAATACGATAGCATTATCTAGTGAGCATGTGCTGTCTTCAATCGTGAGGAACATCATAGTTCTACCCTTTTGTTTGCTATTCGCCTTATTAATTTTATGGCTCGCTGCTCTTTGAATGTTTGCTACAATGCAGATATTTTTCCCAGTTTTGCCTTCCACCAATTCCTTGCACGTAGAATTAGCCATCGATGTGTCAACAGCGTCAACCTTGGAGAATGATATTGGGCATCCCAGCATTTTTGTTTCTTGATCTATAATCCATGCTGGATCGTCATCGAGTTCGTATGGAGGATTGCACAGTAGCTCCACCTCGTTTTGAATGATTTGAACACGATTCAAATTTGAACATCCTCCACCCATTTTTTTAATCCGACCAAGATCTGAAAGGCAGTGAGCTAAGTCAGTCCATTTACTCTCTGGATACTTTTCAATAACCCATTTGAGTTCTGCTTTTGTAAGCTCTTTAAAAATAAGATATTCGTATAACGATTCGTTCCTAGTCACATTCGTTGTTTTTGTAGAGAAAAATCCTATAGATGCTAACGCTTTGAAAGCCACAGCGTTAACTTTTGGTGCTAAATGAATTAAAATGTCCATCCAGCAAAAATCTTTAGGTTGTTTTCCTATTTCGTCGGATATTTTGTTGATTGCATTAACTACTGCATCACCTCTAACACCCGTTAATCCTTTTACGTCCTTTACTCCAAACTGAATTCCTGTTGGACAAATATTAAATTTCTTAGAGAAACTATTTATTTTAGGAATTTTGACTTCTATATCAAAGAGTTTAGCTTCGTTTGCCAACTCATAGATTTCCTGATGAGGGTCTTGCTTTTCATTCGCATAGTATAGGTAGGACAAGAAGAACTCTTTTGTGTAGTTAGCTTTGTAAAATGCAGACCAGTATGAGTCCATAGCGTATGCTACAGCGTGAGACTTGTTAAAAGAATACCTAGATGACTTCTCGATCCACCCAAAGATTTCTTCAGCTTCGTCCTTAGTAACGATTCCTTTACTTTCTGCGCCCTCTAGGAAAGCTTTCTTTACTTTCGCCATCAAGTCAGCTTTCTTCTTGCCGATAGCTTTACGAAGGTTATCTGCCTCCATCTCGCTAAAGCCAGCAAGTTTTACAGCTATAAGCATTGCTTGCTCTTGATATACAAGAACACCATAAGTTGTATTCAGAATATCTTCTAGGCTAGGATGCAAATACTCAACTTCTTCCTCTCCTTTAGATCGGTCTACATATCTCTGGGTCATAGATTTGCCGTTAGTGATCGCCTTCAAACATCCCGGTCTAATCAAAGCGATAAGTGCTGCAAGCTCTTCTATATTATTGGGTGACAATCTCTTAGACCAATGTCGTCCGAGATTGCTTTCTAGTTGGAAAATGCCCTTAGTAAAACCTTCTTTGTAAAGGTTCCAAGTCTTTTCGTCTTGCAAATCTGGTGTCATTTTACGTTGCCTTTTAAGTAAGTTTTGCCGTTAGCAAAAGCCTTTTCAAACTTCATGTTCTGATAAACTTTTCTTCTAGCTTTTTGTAGCATAATAAAAATATTAGCTGTGTCTATAACGTCTTGTAGAGCGTCGTGAGCGTTTTCATCATCCATACTAAATAACTTCCGAAGACTATCTAGACTAAGAGAATTGATTGACTTATCCCCTTCCGTCCACAATTTCATATCTTGAAGAACATCGTATTGGTAAATTTTATTGAATATCTTTTGCTCCGACCGAGCAGAATCATACGGCCCATATTGCTCACAAAGTCTATTAACAATGTGCATATCATAACCACGAATATTGTAGCCGCAAGCGATGGGCGCAAAAAACGGAGTTCCTTTCCAATTGTATTTATTTACAAAATTACAAAACTTTTTCCAAACCCCTTTTGGTAGCGGTGCTTTGGCGAGCTTTTCTCTGGTTTGACCAGTAACTTTTAACGCACCTTCTTCAATCGGGTCAAATCCAGCTTTGATAGCTTTTTCGTCGTCGATAATAGGGCGCATCATGCTGTTGAAGGTTCCTTTTACTTTAAAGTCTCTCCCATCAAGAGCCATAGCACCAATTTGTGTAGGTTGACATTTATGGGGATTACGCCCACCAGTCTCAAAGTCAAATACAATAATATCACGATTCATTAATAAGCTCCTTAATATACATTAACTTGTCCAATAGGTTCAACCCAAGAAGGTCAAACTTAACGTGACCTAGTGCTTCTAGGTCGTTCATTTCTAATCCAGCTACCTTTTCTTCGCCGTTTTTTTGATTTACCATAGGACAAACTTTATGCAACGGATCTTTTGAAATAACGATACCGGCAGCGTGTTTCCCTTGAGATTTGAAAGTACCCTCTATATCAATTGCTTGCTGAAAGTACATCGCATAATCGCCTTTAAGATTACCGTTGTCGTCTACATAACACCAGTCTCTAAGATCATTTGAATTATTTATTAAAGCCCATCTAATTATGGATCTGTCCTCTTCATCCATCAATGCAAGCTGATCAGATATATCTGCCTCATTTGGAATGTACCTAGTCATTTCGTTCATCTCTCCGAACCCGCAGGCTTCGTTTACTCTAAGAACTTCTTTTAGAGCACTACGACCCTGTAGTCTGGAGAATGTTATCATTTGGCTAACATTGTCTTTCCCATACTTCTGCTTCAAATAAGATATGATCTCGTCCCGTTTAGCTCCGGGCACGTCCATATCAATATCAGGTAGTGAAATATGATCTTCTGTATTACGACCTTCATTATAAAATCGCTCAAACAATAAGTCATATTCTATTGAGTCAATTAGCGTGATACCCATAAGATACGAAATTAGGCAGCCAGCAGCAGATCCACGACCCGGACCTACTATCCATCCCTGCTCACGACACCAGTTTAAAATGTCCCAAACGATGAGGAAATACCCAAACAAATCTGCTTTTCCAAAAACGTCAAACTCTTTATTAAACCTGTCTCCATAAATCTTGCGCTGTTCTTCGCTGTTGATTTTGTCGTCCAGTAGTTTCATCCACCCCTCACGGGCGAGATGACGCAAGTAATCACCTTCATTTTTGTATTTGGCAGGAATGTCAAACCTTGGAAGCATCGGTCGATTAAGAATGTTATAATTTTCAACCTTCTCGTATATCTCTTTAAAAATCTCTGGCTTAGGATCTTCGATCAAGAGTTCCATAGAGGCTATCTTATCTTTTACAAAGAAATGATTTGATTCAAAGAAAGCTATATCTTCTCCAGCTTTTTCGCTTGATCTACTTACCGCTGGTAAAGTAGTCTTTGCTTTTGAGCAGAGCAGGATTCTATGAAGTTCAGCATCTACTTTTTCTACATAATAACTAACATCAAAAGACTCTGTGAGTTCATAAAAGTCTTGCCCTTTAATTGGTGAGTCTATCTCACTCTTTGCTACACAAATCAAGTTTTTGTTAGATGCCAGCGTGTCAATTAACTTCCGACACGGTTGTTCTTTTTCCACTGAGCTAACAATTTGTATAAGCTCTAACCAACCTTGGTGATTTTTGGCAAAAAGCGTAAAGCCATCAAAAGAGCAACCAATAATAGGTTTGACATTTTGATCTATACACGCTTTGTAAAAAGATACTGCTCCAGATAGAGTTTTATAATCTGCTATTCCGCAGGCTTTATAATTGTTGTCTGAGCATTTTTTAGCAAGGTCTTTGGGTTTTGATAGACCTTGTTGTAGAGAGTAGTGCGTATAATTGCACAGTGGGAACCAGTCCATGTTTTTCCTTCAATATTCAGTTCAATATAGTTCGCTTGTGTCAGCGATTTCTATACTATTATAGCATAGAGACTGGTATTTTGCAACACATTTATTAGAAATTTTTCAATTCTGGGAAAAGTCTGTATCTTATATCTTCCCAAACAGCTCCAGTAATTACCATAGATGCTTCGTTATCTGAGGGGTAATGCACACCTTGAAGCATCCTAGCCATGCCAGCAATAGAAACTTGATAAAAGAATTGAGAAGAATGTTCTGGATATTTAGCGGCTAATATGTAGGCGGCTAAAGCTGCATAGGCTGTATGACCAGACGGGTAAGCTGGCGTATGATGCGTTTTCGTTTCTATTACATCTATGTCAACATCGTAGTATTCCGCTAATTGGTACGGTCTAGGTCTGTTGAATCTATTTTTTAAATTCTTGATTATTGGATTTAATATTTTCCAAGACTTATCAAAAATTTTATGCGGAAACTCTAAATTTAAATCGCTTAAAGTTTCGTAGTATAATGCTTTAGGTTCGTCATCAACCAGCTCAACTAATCGCTTCTCCTGCGCGCTTCTATTCTTTGTTAGCCACGACACATACATAAGCTCGTTCTTTGTTGTTTCACTATCATTAAATGGCGGGTCTGCTAAAACATTGTCCCACCCTATCGTGACATCTTTTGAAACCTTTAAAGAATTTGGTCTAGTAGAACTATACTTTAGGTTTTTTATCTTGTCAGATAAAGATTTATCGGCGTTAGATATTAGCCGGTTGTATGACGAAAAAGAAGACATTTTTCCCTCTATTTATAAGTATTGATAAATCCGTAAGTCCCAACCCAATAATTATTAATCAAGTGCCATTCTGTCGCAGCTAACCCCAAGGGAACTTTCTGCTCTAAAATGTCCATAACATTGTCTAGAACTTCAGCTTGTTTTGCTGCCCTAGCGTCTGGATCAGTTAGAGCGTCTCTTTCCGCTATAAGTCTAGCTCTAATCTCATGTAGCTCGTCGTGCTCCGCTTTTAAAGCTCTAAACTTGTCTCCAGCCAATCTAAGTGTAGCAGGCACAAATAGAACGTCTGGCTTGCCGTCACGCGGCTTACGTTGACCAGTAGCGTTGTTTATTCTGTCTCTGTGTTTGCCAAACTTTTTCTGTAAATTATATACGTCCGTCTTGTTAAAGTATTTTGGTATGTTGTAAGGGTGCATTATACCCCCTAGTACAAGACTGTGCTTCCATCGAAACATATGAAGTGTTTCGTGCTGGGTTACGCTTTGTACATATCTATTGCCTCGTTCTGTGTTTAACCCTATTTTTCTAGTGCTATTCAACAAGATATAGCCTTTGCTTACATACGCTAAACCTAAAGCTCCATACTCCATTTGATTTTGCGGTCTAAAAAAGTAGCGAATTTTAGCTTTTCTGGGGTCGCTTACTTTTATAAACTCAATATCACAAATGGTTTCTATTTCATCCAAAGCCTCATCTATTCTGCGATGAGTTTCTTGAGAAGAAATTTCTGCCATATGACCGTTGGGTTCCAGCCAGTATTTTACTCTTTGGGCATATAAATTTGAACTAACAATTAAACAAACAGCTACACTTAATAATGTTTTAAACATCTAACTACCTCTTGATTGAAATTAAAGATAAGATCCTTTACCTCAATCCTTCCTAGTAGTCCTGTCTCTACCAAGCCCTGCAAGACCAATATCTTGCTTTCCATCGTGGTCCGGGATTGTCGCAATTATGCCTAGCGCGAAAGTTTTTGCGTCTTCCGGGATCGTCCTTTTTGATCTTCATGTTAGGGTCTCCAAAGTTTACCTTAACAACATTTCCTTTTTCATTTTTGACATAAACCGATCTTTTCTTTGGCCCCTTTGGGGTTCTAAAAGGCTTCCCAAGTTGAACTTTTCTTCCTTGATACTCTGCTGCTTGAGCCGGAATTAAAGTTCTTCCATCTTTCTTGTAGATACCTTTTCTTTCGTACTCGTAAACTTCTCCAGTCTTGGGGTCTTTGTACTTATAGGCATTTTGTGCTTTTTTCCAAGATTCTGGATCAGGTCGATCTTTGTCGCCCTTCTTTGCTGGCTTGTAATTCTTACCTTCTCGCTCTTTCTTCTTACGAATATTTTCCCACAATCCGGGTTTCGCTACAGAGACATCCCATTCTTCAGTTTCTTCGCCCCAATCTTCGTATTCAGCCTCTGCTGGTACGTAAAAATTGTTTTCTGTTAGCTCTTCTTCAGATCCGTAATTATCAAAGTAATATTTGTCATCAGCCGCTTTAATGTAGTTTGCCACAATTTCCTCCGATTTTATTTTTAATTGAATTGAATGTATTTGAAACCATGTCTTTCCACTCTTTTGCGTGTTGGCCGCACAGTGACCCCAATGGGATACACCCACCTTCTGCCTTTTCTCCGCATATAGTACACTTTTTCAAGTCTGGTGGTTCATTATGGAGTTTGTAACTTACTTTAAACATTATCCCGGAGCCTCGTAAAAGCCAATATTAAAGTCTGGTGCAGTGCGTTTTTCTACAACCTTGTCCATACCAAGTTGGACTAACTCCCTCTCTATAGTTATACACATATTATCCTCTTCTCCATCAAATTTGTTCTTGCAAAAATGACAAAGATACTTACATCTGAAGTCCCTTCTGGTGGGATCGAGGACTTCTGGAGATACATTTTGTCTTATTTCTTCAACTCGTTTTCTAAGCATTTCTAGAAATCTATCCTCGTCAGCTTCAGTAAAGCAGAAGCTAAAAGGGGTTGGGTCTGGCTTGCCTTCTACGTCTTTATAGAAGAAGATGCTCATAATTCTATTAGGGAACTCTTTGAACATTTTAGACATCGCATAGAAATACAATAGTAGTTGTGGGTCGTTTTTCATTTTTTCGTATGTCTTTTCTTCTCCCGTTGCCCAATTTAGACGGCGACCGCTTTTCCAGTCAACCACCTCAATCGTGTCCTCATTCACTAGGGTAACGAGATCAATCGTACCCTTAATGGCTAGCTGTCCTTTTTGGACGTTACCATTGACATCTACAAAGTCAAATTTAGCCCATTCTTCTTCGATTGGCAAGTCAAAATGAGGCTCTGGATAGTAGATGTTTCTGAGTCGTGGGTCGAACTGACCGTTATTCCAAGTTAGAAAAGTTTCTACAGTCTCCCTAACTTCTCCACGTTCTTTGCGATAAAACTTGTGGGTGGAGGTTGCGGCATAGTCTGCTATCGCCTTTTCCGTTAGCTCATCCACCAACTCGTCTGTGTGAAGTCTATCTTTATGAATCCGCACCTTTCCGCACTTATCATCTTCTACAACGAGATATTTCTTGCGTGGATTGTCTTGCTCAAACTTTTTGAGACCAGCTAAGATTTCCATGACTTTGTGAGCCATAGTTCCCATGTCTGCTTTTTTTCCGCTACTAGAACGCCAACCTAGAACATAGGTTAGGAAATACTGCATTTGACAAAATTCATAGTTGTTGTAAGACGAGCTTCTAACATATGTTACTAGCATTTTTTTCCTTTATTTTATGGTAAAATTCTTTTACCTTTACTATCAAAGATTCAATGCTAGAGTTATTTTCAATATAATTAGTAAAGGTGTAATTATCTAAAGAGCTTTCGCTAATGTGATCATCTTTTTTTGTATTTCTTTTGATCCTCAAAACAGTCCCGCCAGCTTCTTCTATAACCTTCGCCTCGTTAGGGAAGCGAACGTCTGCAATGATTGCCAGTTCTGATTGTTCTTGTTGTATTTTCTTGATGCAAGAGTTGACCCAGATTGGTTCGTACATTTTACGCATAACGTCTGTGCCAAAATACTGCATGAACTCACGGGCGGTCATTGGACCTTCCCCTAATTTAATATTAAATTCTTCTGGATTCTGAGTATACCCAGCAGCAACGCCACCTTGCCTCATTGACCATTCATGTGGAGTCATCACTCCCGGCATGTTTTCCCACAGCAAATGTTCCTGCGGCTGGTTCTTTTGCTCGTCTGTTCCAAAACAACACTCAAATGGAATATCAAACAACTTGATACAAATCCATTTAAGATGGTCTGCAAAACTGTAGACTTTTACATAGGGCCACATATTGTGTTCAGCCCACTCTGTGAACTGTTCATCTTGGCGTGTAACATCAAACTCGCCCCATCCTTCTTCTCCGTTAGAGTTTTCTGTGAGGATCATTAGCTCTCCATTAGCCCCAATATTCCAGTCTTTGACCAATCCTCTTTCTCTTATGCTTAATCCATGAATAATATTTGCTATTGTGCTTTTGCCAGTTTGCTTACGACCCGAAATTCCCACTATCATAATAATATCCTTTTAGATTGTTTTTTAAATATGTTTGCATTTTTTCTTTAGACATACTTCCTAAATCCTTAGATTCCATACGTGGAAAAACTAATTTAAAAAGTTTTCCTAAAGACCTTTTTATTTTTATCTTTGACTCTCTACCGACTTGATCATTGTCTGTAAGTATTATTAATGTTGTTACCCCGCTTTTTAGCAATAAGGTTTTTTGTCTTTCAGATATATCCTTACCAAATAATCCAACCGCATTTTTTACACCACACTCCCATAGTTTCCAAACGTCACCCTGTCCTTCGACTAGAAATAGGCACTGGTTTGATAAAGTCGATTTGGTAGCCTCATCGTAATTGTATAGATAGTCCGTTTTCCTTATGCCGCTTGAGAATAAGTATTTCGGTTCTAGCCAGACTTTTGTTGATCTAGCTATATATCCTATTTCCAAACCGCCAAATCGTATAGGTATAATTGCCCTATATCTCATTGCAGATTTTTTATCAGCACAATCTTCCACGCCAAAATGAAGTAAGGTTCGCGGGGCGAACCCTCTGCTTTCAAAGTACGGAGACTTGCCTAAAGTTTTTACTGGAGAAATATTGGGCTGAAGTCCTGTTTCAACTGGTTTCTTTTTTAATGCTTTTACCAGACTCGAAAACGGATCTTCTTCTCGTTTGGTGCTTTGTTTAAAATCAGCCTTAGCCCCATTCACATTGTATAAAGAACAAACGTATTTTAAAGCTTTTGAAAAAGAGTCTGTTTGGAGCACACCCTTTACAAACCCAAATATATCTGTATTATAGTGTTCGTGACATCCACGAGTCCAGCATCTCCAAGCCTTTTTAGTTAGAGAAATAGATAGACCTTGTGGATTGTCACTTCCTTCGTGAATAGGACACTTCATAAATATATTATCTGCAACTTGCTCATATTCCAAGTCAAAACTATCCAGAAGTTTTTCAATATCTTCAAAAATAATTTCTTTTACTTTGTTTAAATCTAAAGTCTTTTGCATAGCTTAAATCTCAGAGGGAAACTTCATCCATTCAGAGTACGCAAAGCGTATATCCGAATTTACACGTTGTACTGTTAATACTCTATACATTAAAACTTTCACACCATTTTCTTTTTCCTCTTTCTTAAACTCGACGCATGGATAACTCTCTAACATCTTAATCCTCATCTATATCGAACGGAATTTCTGCGCCCGGAATTACGTCACCATCGGGACATGCAAGCACTTGATCCCTAGTTCTAAGTTCTGTAAGTTTTGCGTGTTGACCTGACATTTGAAAGTTTATGTAGTTTCCATCGGATAATCCTACTCCATGCCTAGCTTTATTGTTTACTACTTTGTGAGAGCCGTTTTGTGGCCCATCCTCTGCGATTTCCTCTGCCGACTTTTCTTTAAAGTAGGATAGTGAGGTACACAACCAAACAATCCTGTCAGAGCCGCTAACAGAGCCAGTATCTTCTCTTGTGATACCGTCACGGTTAAGCTGAACAAATGATAGGCAAGCAAAATCATATTTAACAGATAGATTGTGTAGTTCTGTAATCTGAAACCCAAGAGCTTGATATTCTTGGATGTGACCCTTGGAGATTCCAGCAGAATTCATCAGTTTTAGGTAGTCGTAAACAACCAAGCAGTCATTGGTTCTACCGTTTTCGTCTTGGCCTACATCGCGAAGAATCCAACGCTTGATAATATTTAGAATAGTCTCAAAGGGTTGACCAGCAACACTCACATAAGTATAAGGAATGTTTCTGATTTCTTCTGCCGCCCTTTTGACGGCGATTGTCTTTTCTTCATCGTTCGCGAATTGACCTGTAGCAATTTCATTAATGGGAACGCCACTGATGTGGGCTAGGATTCTATTGAGGTGATCCTCTTTACTCATCTCAGTGTCTAGCATTATCGTAGGAATACCTCGACGGGCATTATGCAAAGCTACGTTATCTCCGAAAACAGACTTACCCACTCCCGGTCGGGCGGCGATAAGATCAATACACTTACGGCGTAAGCCACCGCCAATAATAGCGTCATAGTTTGCAAACCCGCTGGACAATCCTATTTGGTCGCATGTGTTTTCGATGAGGAAGTTGATGTATTCATCAAGATTGTCACCAAGCATCTCGGTTTTGGTTCCCTGCTCATCCTCTCGCAAGAAGTCCATCAGCGGCATTTCTACCATAGAGATGATTTCATCAACCGTTTCGTCGCCATTTATTTTAGATATGTCAAGGTCTATCTTTTTCGCTATCTTCTTGGCGTTGCGAGCGAATTCAAACTTGGCGATTTGTGAAGCAAAAAACGGGACGTTATCCTTGTTAACAGGATAGTCCATTAAGTTTGTAATATACTCCAGTTGGCTAGAAGTTTGAATAGATTCAGATAATTTTAATTGCTCTGCCGCAGAAAGCAAAGCAGGAATATCAATAGAAGCATTGGACTCCAAAACCTTTTCAACACATTTGTATATAACTTGATTGTGACCGTGAGCAAAGCTCTCGGGCTGAATAAAGTCATTTATTTCAACATAAGACTCAAAACCATAAGCGAACAAACCTGCTAACACAGCTCGTTCTGCTCCAATATCTGATAACTCTAGATTCATTTTTATCTACCTGTACAACGATTACACCTAATAAACTCACCGCAAACTAAACTTGAATTCATAGAAAACGATTTTCCACAAACATGACACTCAACATTTTTCTTAGAAGTTGGCTTCCTTCTTCTTGGGGTTTTGTTTTCATATTTACTTGGGTCAAAATCTGGATCTCTTTCAAACCCTTCATCTGAAAACTTATTTTGCTTGGCTCTCACCGGAATCTTCCTTTTTTCTAAAGTGTTTTTTTCTCTAACCATTTTAAAATCTTCTGTTACATTCGACTTAGGTTTTGAGGAAACCGTTTCCTCCTGTTCTTGATCTTTTGACTTTCTCGATGGTAAGTCACGAGCTTTAATTTTTACTGGTGGTCTTTCAGACGCTTCCATAAGACCTTGCATAAGTTTCTGTTTCTGTTCGTCAGACAGCGAATTTACAAAATCATCAAAATTAATCATTTTCTTTTTCCTTTTTCCATTAAAATATCTGCCTTGCGGCGAACATTATAGTCTCTTTGTTGTAGGTGTTCAAGACGACCTTCTGCGGTCATTTTCCACTCGTTGACCTTGTAAGCAATATGGTTGTTTCTAATTATTTGCCCGACCTTTACTTCGTGCTTTTCGTACTTGCCCCATTCTCCATCCTCGATCTCTTGACCAATGATTTTTTGCAGTGAATCTTCACACCAGCGGATTACATTTTGGGTTTTAGCCCGTTCTGTTCCAATATGGTCTGCGTATTGCATCAGCATAAAGGCTTTGTCGAAACATTCTTGCTGCGTTAATTTATCTAATTCATTTTGATTCATAGTCTCTGGAATCATACACTCTGGATTTATCTTAGGGGAAGTTATATACTGCCCTAACACATAACCGTCGATTCCTTTAAGAAAATGCTCAAGTCGCTCTTTGGTGTTCAATTTTTTCTCTCCAATATTCTACGGACTCGTCCCAGCGTAGCTCTATTAATTTAATATCATTAATTCTGCACCACTCTTTTTTGTCTAAGTCTCGTTTTTTTGCTTGTGCAAACCCTGCCTTAGACTTGTGGAAAAACGGGGTGTATTTAAAATGTTGTTCGCCATGAACCTCAATACCTATTGTACACGATGGAATCAAAAAGTCAAGGGCTAATTTGGATCTTTTCATAGAAGAACCCGGAAGCGTAACTTCTTCAAGCACCTGATAGGGATGAAATAGCTCCACTATAAGTTCCCTAGCTTGTAAATGATAGAAGCTACGCCTAATCCGAGTGCTTATGAGGTATTTCTTGGTGTCGAGATTATACTCTCTACCATTTAGCCCAACAACTTTCATGAGAGCAAATCCTTAACTTCATCATATATAAAGTCTAACAAGGTAGGATTGTCATTTAGGAAGTTTACCAGCTTTTCCATTCCCTGAAACTTAAACGCTTTACTTACAGCTTCTTCGTCCTCTGCCTTTACATCTTTATCTGATAAATATGCAGCAACGATTGGGTTCGTTCGGTTATCGACTAAGCAAGATATTGTGTACCATGCACCCTTTGCTTGGATGAGAGCAAAATCTGTAGCTATCTGTGCAAGCTCTTGAGCCTCGTCGATTCCTACGCCATACTTAATCCAGCTTGCAGCTTTGGTGTTCGGTATCCCTCCAGCAGCAGAGGTTTTGATTACCCAGTTAGCAACTTGACCAACGTGATTGCCTGACTCTTTGGGTACTTCCCACTTGCCACGGTGTGTGATAACCATGTTGGTTCCAGCTTGGAACTGTAGCATGTTGCCACAGTCTGCCATCTTGCTGGGTGCAAAGCGTGATCCACCAGTATTGGCGATGTTGTGAGTAATGAACACGGCGATAGCTTTCATACGTGATACGTCACCGCTGATACGCTTGAAGAACATAGACAACAAGCGTGGCAGAGCGTTACGGACACCTGTGCGGATCTCTCCATCAATCTCGTCCTGTGGAACCATATTAGATGTAGAGTCACAGATCAAGAACAAGTTCTCTTCTTCTTTAAGAAGTCGCTCCATGATATTAAGATATGTCTCAGCAGATACGATAGGGGTGTCGTCTGTAGCTTGCACAACTTGAATAGCATCAATATCTAAACCTTTGATGCCACGAAAGTTTTGCTTGGTCAGACGACCTTCGGTATTTAGATAGTATACTTTTTTACCTTTGGCTTGTGCCTTGGCAGCAGCATACAGGGCGGTCGTTGTCTTTCCAGTCTTTGGGTCGCCAGTCATTACAACAACCTGACCCTCACGAAGTCCACCACCGAGTGCCATGTCCAATGCTGGACTAACACTAATGGTATCATACGTTTCCAGAGACTCTAACACCTTTGTGCCAGACTCAATAACATTCCCATATTTCGCACACAAAGTCGCTATTGTCGGATCATCATACTCAATCTTCTTTTTTCTCTTTGCCATTTTCAATCCTTCTCAATTTGTTAAGTAAGTTATTTTTATTGCCGTAACCCTTGTTCCTAGTAGTTGGGTTTTCTTTAACCTCAATTTCTTGTCTTGGCTGAGATTTTTGGCTTTTAATTAGTTTTTCATATTTGATTATAACCTTCACAACTTTCGGATGATTTAAAGAAAATATACCTTTGAAATCATTTGAGTTAACCGCCTTTACCAAAGCCTCTTCTGAGTACGTTTTAAGCAGTTTGTTTGCGACAAAAAGTTGACGTTTAAAAGTCCAGTCCCAAGGCTTTTTGCTCCAAAACTTGTAAGGCAGAGATCCTTGGTTCTTTTTCTCTGCGTTTTTTTTACACATTATTTCTGCTACATAAGCGGCGCAGGTACAATAATCTCCAGTAGACTCGTGCTTGTACTTACTCTTATCTGTTCGATTTCTTTTTTTCATTATAAATTATCGCCTGTTCAAAACATTCGCTAAGTTTATCTTCAAGTTCTTTTTCAACAACAAGTTCTGGTATGAGCCACATCTTTTTGTACATAACATCTTTTTTTAACACACCTGTTGTGTACATGTTTTTAGTTTTATGCCCCATTTGACCCATAGACGACCTGATTAAGTAAACTGCATCTGCGTCCTTTACGTCAATATTGACTTCGTGCGATCTGTATGAAAGTTTTAAATCTTTGATGAAGCATGAA